ATGAGTTTCGGAAAAATGAACACGCATATTTCCATCGCCGTGGAAACGGTAACGAAGGATGCGGAGGGGTTTGCGATTAAGACGGACAACGTCCTCAAATCCATCCGCGCATATCGCGAGGTGCGGCACGGTTCTCAGAAATGGGTCAACCGTGCCTCCTTTTCGGAGGCAACGGATTCGTTCCAATTTCGTGTTATACCGGGGCTATCCGTAACCACGGCGCACGTGATCCTTTGCGGTGATGATCGTTATGAAATCACATCCGTCGAGGATGTGAAGGGCAGAGGTATGTATTTTGAAGTTCTGGCAAAGAAGGTGACACCAGGTGGCTAAAGTGAAGATCGAGATGCCAAGTGGCTTCATGGATCAAGTCGCCGGCATGGGCAACGCGCTCGATGCGGCGATTCCGAGAGCGCTCGCAGCAGGCGGCAAGGTTGTTCTGGATAAGATGAGATCGAATCTCCGCTCGGCGATCGGGCGTAGCACGAAGATCAAATCGCGCTCGACCGGCAAGCTTGCCGCGTCGCTGGGTGTATCGCCTGCAAAGCTGGATCGCGATGGAAACCTCGACGTGAAAGTAGGATTTTCGGAGGGACGCGGCGATGTGAGCAACGCCATGCTCGCCAACGTACTGGAATACGGAAAACATGGCCAGCCTCCGAAACCGTTTCTGAAGCAGACAAAGGCCTCGAGCAGGAAGCCGTGTATTGATGAGATGCAGCGCGTTTTGAAAGAGGAGCTGAACCTGCCATGAGCATGCTGGAAGAGCTGAATATGATCGTTACAAGCGCCGGACTTCCTGTGGAGACCGGCGTTTTCTCTACCGTTGCGCCGGACGCGTATGTCGTGATCACGCCGATCTCGGAGCATTTCGAGCTATTTTCCGACGATGCGCCGGGCATGAACATCGAGGAAGCGCGATTATCGCTCTTTTCGAAGGGAAACTACTGCGCGGCGAAACGGATGCTCGTTCGGTTGTTGCTTACGGCGGGGTTCCTGGTATCGGAACGGCGATATATCGGGCTGGAAGAGGACACGGGCTATCACCACTTTGCCATCGATGTGGCGAAGGAGTATATGGAGGAAAATTAGATGGCAACCATCGGATTGGATAAATTGTATTACGCGAAGATCACCGAAGGCGCGAACGGCGACGAGACATACGCCGCACCCGCTTCGCTCGCCAAGGCGATATCCGCAGAATTGAAGATCGATATCAACGAAGCAACGCTTTTCGCTGATGATGGCGCTGCCGAGGTGGTCAAGGAGTTCAAGAGCGGCACGCTGACGCTGGGGATCGACAACATCGGCGCGGCGGTCGCGAGCGATCTGACCGGGTCGCAGATCGACGATAACAAGGTGCTGGTTTCCCAGAGCGAGAATGGCGGACAGCCTGTCGCGATCGGTTTTCGCGCGAAGAAGAGTAACGGCAAGTACCGCTACTTCTGGCTCTATCGTGTCGTGTTCGGTATTCCCGCGACGAACCTGCAGACGAAGGGCGATAACATCACGTTCTCGACCCCGTCGATCGAGGGAACGATCATCCGCCGCAATAAGCTGGATGGTCAGGGCAAGCATCCTTGGAAGGCCGAAGTCAACGAGGACGATACCAGCGTACCGGCGGCGACGATCTCGGGTTGGTACACACAAGTCTACGAGCCGACATTTGCGGTGGAGGGTTAATATATGGAAAACGACAGAGCCGCTATGATCCAAATTGGCAATCGGGAGTATGAAATGCTCCTGACCACACGTGCAACGAAAGAGATCGCGAAACGTTATGGCGGGTTAGAGCACCTGGGCGACAAGCTTATGAAAGCGGAGAATTTTGAGCTCGCGCTGGATGAAGTGGTCTGGCTGATCACGCTGCTTGCGAATCAGAGTACGCTCGTACACAACTTGCTCGAACCGGATAATAAGCGCGAGTTGCTGACCGAGGAAGCGGTTGAACTGCTCACCACGCCGCTGGATCTGTCCGGATATAAAACCGCAATCATGGAAGCGATGGTCAAGGGCACCAAACGCTATGTCGAAAGCGAGGAGGACCCCTCAAAAAACGCGCCGGTCGGGCAAACGACGATGAGCTGTTTTCCCGACTGATTTTCTACGGAGTGACCTTGCTGGGGTGGCCTGAGCGCGAGGTTTGGCTCATGCCACTTGGCGCTCTTTTGGATCAGTGGGAAGTGTATCGGCAGTTTCATGGGATGTCGATAGCTAAGGCTGAATACTTCATTGAGGATATTGTGCCATCGGGTGTTTAGAGAAACCTATAGGTGTATATTTCAAGAGATCCTGCAACTTTAAAATCTGTCCGACTTACTGTTGGTGATCCAAAATGGATCTTGCCGCCAGATAGGAAAACCCTATTAGTCAAATTGCATTCTTTTGAGAACAGTGGATCTTTAAACTAGCATTCTTGTTAACGAGTTCTTTCGTGGGGTCTTTCATAAAGAGACGGAGATACTGTTTTGATAGAAGTATGATGGTTTGACTTTGCTAAATCTTGCAACGATATTCTTACCTAGTATATTGACAGCGCAAACTAGTGGTGGTTTAATCAAAAAGATGTTTTCTAATCATAACAGTGTCAATCATAATCGTGTGTATACGAGGAAAAGAGATCATTTTCATCTTGAAGCTAAGTATTTTATTTAGGAGCCAAGTCGCATGAAAAAGCTTATTTGTTTCTTATTAGTTCTTGTATTCATACTTTCGTTAACATCTTGTTCGACTCAAAATGTGGAACCAACTGCAACCATTGCCCCCACGGTAGAACCGGCTGTATCGGAAACGCCAGTTGTCAGCACCTTGCCTGAAGTTGCGGAAGCGAAAACCATGGGCATTGAGCCGGATGCTTGGGAATCCGATTTGAGCGGTTCAGCAGACTTTATATCGTTCTATGATATGGTGAGCAAACTGATTTCTTCCGTAGACGAGAATGCTTTGACAAGCTGGACAGAGAAGGTGAATAAGGACGGATTCCCTTCGCGCTCTATGCGCCGGGATGATGCACTGGTTATGATCATGGAGGCCGCTGATGCACTCGGTTGGACAACTTACAATGCGCGCGACTACGGTTTTTGCATTGAAAACGAAGTGAACTATGACCTGATGTTTTCTCAACTGTCATGGGATTATCCGTATCTCACCGATGCAGAACGCCAGATGTCTCTTTTATTTTCTGATGGGTCACAGGATCCCGTTGGAAATGTTGCATCAACCGCTGTTTACTACATGCAGCGACGTATGGATCTGAGCCAACGGACGCATTTCTTATCCTGCGATGAATACATGGATTTCCACTTAAATGCGGAGCTAACCAAAGAAGATGCAATTGCCGCTGTAATACGTTTATATCACTCGGAATTTCTTGGTATCGATATTATGCTGAGTCGCGTACCCACAGAAGAGGACGAGGCGCTTTTGAAGCGGGCAGATGACCTGAAGCAGCGGATTCTCAGTAATCAGGATAGCCTCACATGCACCGGCACCTCTTACTACATCTCTTCAAGCGGCGGTGATGATACCGCTGATGGCAAGAGCCCGGAAACAGCCTGGGCAACACTAGAAAAGGTAAACACCGCTTCTTTGAAGGCGGGAGACGGTGTGTATTTCCTGCGCGGAGATCTATGGCGCGGACAGCTTTGGGCGCAAAAGGGTGTGATCTACTCGGCATATGGAGAGGGAGATAAACCCAAAATTTACGCCTCCTCCTGCAACGGCGCGGACCCCTCGAAATGGACACTTGTTGAAGGAACAGAGAACATTTGGCACTTTTCCGAACAGCTGATGCACTGCGGCAACATCATATTCAACGAAGGAGAATCCTATGCGCACGGAATTTATCCAGCTTATTTGAACGGATACGTTTCCACCGTAAATCAAGGGCAGCCCTTCGATTTGGTACAGGAACTTTCACAGGATCTTGATTTCTTCTCGGAGGCGGACAGCATTTTGTATGATGGAGCCCCTTTCCGTTATACCGTGATGGATAACTGCGATTATAACGAGAGACCCGAAGTCGTGGGCGATCTCTATCTGCGTTGTGATGAAGGGAATCCGGGAGAGGTATATCAAAGCATTGAGTTTGCAGAACGACAAAACATCATTATTCCTGCGGACGATGCGGTGTTTAACAATCTTTGCATAAAGTACTGCGGCTCGCATGCTATTTTTGGTGGCGATATGGGCTTTGATGTCAGCTTCTGTGAGATTGGCTGGATCGGCGGCAGTATACAGTATTATTCCTATGATACTGGCGAAGCTGCTATCTATGGTAATGGCGTGGAGTGCGATGGCAGCTATGACCATTATTCGGTCACGGATTGTTATATTTATCAGTGCTTCGACGCAGGAGTCTCCAATCAGGACCCACAGGAAAATGCTGCAGTCACAGGAAATGAGAACACTGGGTATCATGATGTTCTGCAACAAAACATTACCTACGCGCGGAACCTATTCGCATATATTAACATGCCCATTGAAATCTTCTTCACACTAGAGGACAACGCGGGCTTTGGCACGCATAGAATGGAGAACACGCTGATCGAGGATAACTACTTCCTTTACACTGGCTTTGGATTCACGTCCACCATTATGCCAGAATGGTCTGCATTTAGCTCTGCATACGAGGGACACCGTCACCCGAATGCAGCCAAGAACTTCGTTATGAGAAATAACGTGTTTTATCTTTCAACTGGACCGTTGATTACCTCTGGTGCTAAAGCTGAGTTTCTACCCGTGCTAGAGGGTAATACTTACGTCCAGACAAACGGTGGGTGGCTTGCTTACTGGACACCACAAGGAGAGACAGAGTGTCGGTATATAGCTTACAAGCAAGCAACGATTGCAGAAATCATTGCCAATGAGTTGGGAGACAAACAAGGCTCATCTTTTGCAAAGTAAGTGTAGTTGCTGAGGGACTAGACAGTAAGTCGATTCTAAGGATTGTGTTTAGAATCATCAGAATTGTATGAGCAATAATTGCATAGCAAGTATTTCTCTAAAACGACCTTCGGGTCGTTTTTTTATGTCCGTTTTCGCGTTAAGGAGGTGATGAAATGCCGTCCGACTTTGGACTCAAGATTGGGATTGAGGGCGAAAAAGAGTTCAAGAAAGCGCTCTCTGAGATCAACCAATCATTTAAGGTTCTCGGGAGCGAGATGAACCTCGTCACCTCACAGTTCGACAAGCAGGACAAATCGGTCGGTGCTCTGACCGCCCGAAACCAAGTCCTGCGAAAAGAGATCGATGCTCAAAAAGAAAAGGTCGAAACCCTCGAAGCCGCGTTGCAGAACGCGGCTTCTTCTTTTGGGGAGAACGATAAGCGCACTCAATCTTGGCAGGTTCAGCTCAACAACGCGAAAGCAGCCCTTAACGGAATGGAGCGCGAGCTCGGCGCAAACGAAACCGCACTGGAGAGCACGGCGAGTGATCTGGACTCGGCTGGTAAACAGGCGGACGAGTTCGGCGATGAGATCAAACAGTCCGCCGATCAAGCCGACGATGCTGGTGGTCGTTTCGACAAACTTGGTTCGGTCGTCAAGGGCATTGGAGTCGCGCTTGGCGCGGCCATGGTGGCAATCGGTACAGCGGCGGTTGCGGCTGGTAAAGCGCTCATTGACATGACCGTCAATACTGCCGCATATGCGGATGAAATGCTAACGCAAAGTTCCATCACCGGCATGAGCGTGGAACGGCTGCAGGCGTATTCCTATGCCGCCGACCTTGTGGATGTGTCGCTGGAGACCATGACCGGCTCCATGGCGAAGAACGTGAAATCCATGTCTAATGCCGCTGGCGGGAGCGAGCAGTTTGCCAAAGCATACGATCGCCTCGGCGTGTCGGTGACCAATGCGGACGGGACGCTTCGAAGCAGCGAAGATGTTTACTGGGACGCCATCGACGCGCTCGGGCAGGTGGCGAATGAAACGGAGCGCGACGCGCTAGCAATGCAACTCTTTGGCAAGAGCGCACAGGACCTGAACCCCCTGATCGCGCAGGGTAGCGAGGGCATCGCTGCGCTGACGGACGAAGCAAAACGCATGGGTGCAGTGCTGAGCGAGGATACGATCGCGAAGTTCGGCGCGTTTGACGATTCTTTGCAGCGACTCAAACAGGGCTCGGAAGCGGCGCAGCGGGTCATGGGTACGGTTTTGCTCCCACAATTACAGACGCTCGCGGACGACGGCGTATCGCGACTTGGCAATTTCACCTCGGGGCTTGCCGAGGCAGGCGGCGACTTCGATAAGATCACCGTCGTACTCGGCGAGACGGTCGGCGGGATCGCAAACCTGATTCTCGGAAGCCTGCCGCAATTTGTGCAGGTTGGTATGAGTATCGTGAGCGCGATTGGCGGCGCGCTGGCGGCGAATTTGCCGACATTGATCTCCGCCGCGTCTGGCATCGTTATGACGCTGTTGCAGGGTGTGATCACGGCACTTCCGCAGTTTACGGACGGTGCGGTGCAGCTGATCACCACCCTCGCACAGGGGATTGTCGACATGCTGCCAGCATTGGTGGAGGCGGCGATTCAGATGGTCGCATCGCTCGAACAAGGTATTGGCGATGCGCTGCCGACACTGATTCCCGCGATCATAGAGGCGGTGTTGCTGATCTGTGAAACACTGTTCGACAACATGGACAAGATACTGGATGCGGCGTTTTCGATTGTGAAAGGTTTAGCGGAGGGCATCATCCGCGCGCTGCCAAAACTGATCGAAGCGCTACCGAAGCTCATTACGGGGATCATCAACTTCTTCATGAACAATCTCCCAACCCTTATGGCTATGGGTATCGAGTTTACGGTTCAGCTCACGATTGGCTTGATCAAGGCGCTACCGCAACTGATCGCCGCTCTGCCGCAGATCGTCTCCGCGATTTTGAACGGTTTCGGATCATCGGTATCTTCCGTAGTGGAAATCGGTAAGAACATCGTCAACGGGCTGTGGGAAGGCATCAAGAGCATGGCCTCTTGGCTCGCAAGCAAGGTGCGTGATTTCTTCTCCAATATCGTGAAAAGCGCGAAGAGAGCGCTCGGTATCGCGTCACCGTCAAAGGTGTTCGCCGGGATCGGCGAAAATATGGGCGAGGGCGTGGGCGTCGGGTTCACCGACGCTATGGAGGACGTAAACAAGCAGATTCAGAGCGCGATCCCGACCAGCGTAGATGTCAGCGCGATCGACGTGCTGACGAACCTGCCGAACAGCATCGGTATCGGCGGCACGAGCGACCTGCTATCACAGAAATTGGACGTCCTGATCGGCGAAGTGCGGCGGTACCTACCGCAGCTCGCGGGCATGCAGCTGGTCGCTGACACCGGTGCGACCATCGGTTGGCTTGCGCCGGCCATGGACGACGCGCTCGGCGCGATTCGCAGGCGAAAGGGGCGACTGACGTGAGTGACATCCGATTCGGTACCAAGTGGGCGCACGCGGACTATGGCCTGATCGTCGCTCCCTACGCCATTCCTATGCCTGAGCCGCAAACGAACTTCGTGGAGATCCCCGGACGCGATGGCGCGCTCGACCTGTCGGAAGCGTTCGGCACGGTGCGATACGCCGACAGGATCATCCCGCTCACTCTGTATGCTCGCGCGCCGTTCGACACGCTGATCTCCGCGTTCGCGGCCGATGTGCATGGCCGGCGCATGAACGTGATCTTCGACCGCGACCCGACCTACTACTACGACGCTCGGATTTTGGTAGATGATGTCGAACGTCACACGGGATATTGCGAACTGTCGCTTGAATGCCGCGCAAAGCCGTATAAACTGGACCATTTTGAAACCACGATCACAGTTCTTCCCACAGGCACCGCTTCTGTAACGCTGTCGAATACGCGCATGTCGGTTGTGCCTACGATCACTGTTTCTGCCGAGATGACGCTGGCATTCACGCTTTCGGGGAAGGATTACACGATCAATCTTGCCACGGGGACACACACCGTCCCATCGCTGGTGCTCATGGAGGGTGACACGGAGATCGGAATCACTGGGACAGGACGAATCACATTCACCTACCGGAAAGGAGCACTCTAGTGTACCGAATACTTTGTGATTCCTACGTGATCTATGATCCACGTTTACCGGATTTCTTCGTGTTCGAGCCAGAACTCACACAGAAGAAGAACGAGCCAGGCGTACTGACGTTCAAGATATCCAAGGAACATCCGCACTATGGAGTGCTGGAGAAGTTAAAAAGTCGTATCAAGGTCTATCGGGACGATGCCCTGATCTGGTTTGGTCGCGCGATTGAGGATGAACGTGATCTATATGAGAACCGATGGGTAATGGCGGAAGGGGCGCAGGCGTTTCTGGTGGATAGCATCCTTAGCCCATTTACCATGGAGGGTACTGCGGCGGAAATCTGGACGTATATACTTGCCGCGCACAACACCCAAGTCAATGAGAACCAACGGATAGGTATTGGGACATGCGACCTGACCGGTTTGGTCAGCGTTGCGACCAAGGAGTATCTATCCGCATGGCAAGTGCTGAAAACCATCTTGCTTGATACACTCGGGGGTTACCTGATCGTTCGATATGACGAGAATGGGAACCCGATTCTGGACTATCTTGCCGAAGTTCCGGACACATCGACGCAGCGGATCGAGTTCGGAGAAAACCTGATCGACCTCGTGCTGAGCAAGAGCGCATCCGAAACCTATACCGCCTGCGTTCCGCTCGGCGCAGCGTTACGCGATATCGACCCGGAATCGGAGAGTGATGCGCGGTTGACGATCGAAAGCGTGAACGAAGGGCAGGAATTCTTGATCGATGCGGCCCTCGCGGCTGAATATGGCGTGATCTTCGCGCCATCTAGCATGACCACTTGGGATGATATCACCGACGCAACGAATCTAATGAACAAAGGATTCGAATGGCTGAACGGAACCGGCGCGCGATTCAAACAGACAATCAAGCTCTCGGCGGTCGATCTGCACAACGCAGACGCAGATGTCGAGTCGTTCCGATTCCTGGATAAGGTGGTTGTTTCCTGCGGCACGCTCTGCCCGGAAGAAACATATGTGCTATCCGAACTGTCGATTCCTCTTAACAATCCGGCGAGCACGGACATTGCGCTTGGGGATTCGCGTCCTTCTCTGGTCGGCGAGGAGATACGACAGAATATGTCGGTGAAGAATCGTATCGAGATAATCGAAGCGGATTATACCACGCATGGTGAAATCAAGCAGATTGTGCAGGAGCAGCTCATCCAGAACACGTCGATCCTGCAATCAGCACAGCAGATCATACTGACTGCGCTTGAGGATTATGTCCGAACACTGGATTTCGTTGCTCTGCAGAATACGATTCAAACATCGTTCTCGATCATGGCGGGGACAATCGAGGCGAACTTTACGGAAACAGCAAGCCGTATCTCAACGCTGAACGGCGAAACGTCGCAGCAGTTTGAGTCGGTTCGCAGCTTCATACGCTTGATTTCGTCCGGCATTGTGATCGGCAAGAGCACATCCGCAATCAAGCTCAAGTTGGAAAACGATATCCTGTACTTCTTTTCTGGCAGCGAGGATAGCGTTACCACCGATAGCGCGATCGCCTATTTTTCCTCTGGAAAGCTATACGTCAACGATGTACAGGTTCTTTCATCGTTGCGCATTGGCGGTTACGCCTGGGTACCCGAGAGCGGGAATTTGAACTTCAAAAAGATAACGGGGTGAGGATATGGCGAATTGGCCGTATGAATCGATTCATGAAGGATACACGATCGTTAACGGGTCTCTGACCGGAACCGCGGCAAGCAAGTTATCCTGCTGGCTCGAATACAAGGTCGTTTCTCAATCTGCCGCAAGCAATGCTTCAACCATTCGATTCTATGTGTTTCTGGCGACCTCGGGGAACACATCGCAGTTTGACGTTTCCTGCAGCAATATCGATTCGAACTCGCGTGGGGCTATGAGCGTGTCAGTCGACGGAAGTGTGGTGTACAACCGCACGGGTAGAGGCTTCGCAACCTCGCGGATTCCTTACCGTGACGAGTATATCACGCAGTACCAGGAGCCGTATGATACGGCGCTAGGTTACCAATATCTGATGATTCTGACCGATAATGCGAGTACAGAAAGCGAAGCATATGGCGAGTGCACGGTCGCGCACAATTCGGATGGAACAAAGCAGATCACGCTGGCGTTCACTGCGAACTGCACCTACTCCGCTTCGATCGGATCGGCAAACGGTAGCGTGGTCCTATCGTTGCCGGCGATCCCGCGCATTACGACGCCCATTATCTCAGCCGCCACGCTCGGCAGCGCGGCGACGATCACGCTCACACCGGCATCGAGCGCATTTCTGCATACCATGCGGGCGAAGTTTGGCTCGCGTGCTGAGACGACGATCGTAACACAAACCTCGGCGACAAGCATTTCATGGACACCCTCACTAGACGAAGCCAACGCCGCGCCGAACGCGACGAGCGTTGCGGGAACACTATTTTGCGATACCTACTCCGGTGGCGTTCTTCTAGGAACAACACAGGTGAGCATTAACGCTGCGATTCCTGCATCCGTTGTGCCGACGGGATCGATCTGGTTCTCGGAGGCGGAGGAAGAATTGGTGACGCAATTCGCGTGTTTTGTTCAACGAAAGAGCAAGTTAAGCGTCAGTATTTCTGCTTCCGGTGTCTACAGTTCGTCGATTTCATCTATCTCGACCACGGTTAACGGGGCGACCTACTCAGGAAACTCCTTCACGACAAATGAATTAACAACTCTGGGCACGAACACGATACGCACGACGATCACGGACAGTCGCGGTCGGACAACGGTACTGACGGGAACGTTCGAGGTTGTGGCGTATGATTCGCCCTCCGTTCAGTCCGTGGCTATCTTTCGCTGCGATGCAGCGGGTAATGCGAGCAACACAGGAACATATGCCATGGTGGAGGTGACCGGTGCGGTATCCTCTGTGAATAGCAAGAATACCCGCCTACTCAGGGTCGGATATAAGCGCAAGAGCGAAACGTATTACACGGATACGACGTTCACACTGTCGACGTTTACTGTCAACGGCAATTATCGCATCGGCGGAAGTCTCTCGAACCAGTATACCTATGACATCCGCGTGATACTTGGAGATTATTTTAGTGAAGCTTACGGGTACACCGACCTGAGCACGGCGGAAGTCATTCTCTCTGTGCGGAGCACCGGTATGGGATTGGCAGTCGGGAAGGTTGCCGAAGAGGATAGCTTTGATGTCGGCTGGGCGGCGCGGTTTCGTGAAAACGTGCAGTTTGACAAAAATGTGGTCTTTTCGAGCGTCTTGTGGCTGGCGAACCTGATTTTCCCAATTGGGAGCATCCGCATGACGGTATCCGCCGCGGATGAGAGCACGTTTCTCGGAGGAACCTGGGTACGCTGGGGCACCGGCCGAGTGCCGGTGGGTGTGAATACATCCGATACGAACTTCAACTCGGTGGAGAAAACCGGTGGTGCAAATACGCATACACTGGCGACGGCGGAGTTGCCGTCGCACAATCACTCGTTCAGCGGATCGGTGACGATCAACGCGAATGGCTCGCATACCCATCAGGCATCGTCGGGATCGTATAAGGTTGGAAGTGGGTCAGCTTCTACTTATTACTATATGACCAACGGTGGGAGCACGAGCGGACAAACGACTGGTTCCGGGGGTTCGCACGATCATACTGGCTCGGTGTCCGGTTCTGTCGGATATAACGGCAGTGGTTCGGCGCATAACAACCTGCAACCTTATATCACATGCTACTTCTGGAAAAGAACGGCGTAAGGAGAAAAAAGAATATGGAATTTTCGCGCATTTTGAAGAAAGGCACGTCCGGAGACGATGTGCTTTTTTGTAAGCAGAAGCTCTTGGAATTAGGTTTCTATGGCGATCACATCACGACGGTGACCAGGAAAACGTTCGGAGCAGACACGCTGGAGGCTGTGAAGCGATTCCAGTCCCAGGCCGCGCTGGTCGTCGATGGAGTAATCGGGAAGGAAACGTGGGCGGCCCTGATTGACGGTACGATTACGGAGACGGAGCCGGTCAAGAAAGATACGGTATCGGACAAGTCAAAGGCAATCTGCGCGCTAGCGCTGACCCGTATTGGCGACCTTTATGTCTGGGGCGCATCTGGTTTGACTGATCTGTCCAACACAAAGATTCAAGCGATGGATGAGGAGTTCGCGCGCGCGATCACCTTCCGCGATAGCCAGTACAAAGCGGGCATTTCCGACCTAATGGCGCATGACTGCTCTGGCTTCCTTTCATGGCTCATGCGTGAGGATGGCATTTGGGACGATCGTAAGAATTGCGACGGACTCTGGGCACTGTGTGACGCCGTTGCACGAAACGAGCTGATCGCTGGTGACTTTCTTTTCCGAAACAGCTCCACGAATGCTAATGACGAAACGCATGTCGGTCTTTATCTCGGCCGCGGCATGGTCATCCACGCGAAAGGCCGCGATGTTGGCGTTGTAGTGGAGGGAATCAATCAGGGCGGCAGCGGCTATTGGCACAAGTGCGGCCGCTGCAAATTACTATACAAGTGAGAAACGGAGGAATGCAATTTGAACTATCTAAGTGAAATCATATCGGGTGTGTTCGCGCTGCTGGTCGTTTGGCTGCAAGTGCGAATGACGCGAGACCGAAAACAAACGGAGAAGCGTGCTGCGATTCGCGCAAAGGAATCGAAGCTCGCCATGAAGATGCAAGATGCGAGTCTGTCGCTTTCGCTTGCAACCTGTATCGCCGTAGAGCGTGGCGAAACGAATGGTGAGATGAAGACGGCGCGCGATAAAGCGAAGACCGCGCAAGAGGAATACGAAGATTTTGTCCATGAGCTTGCATCGGAGCAGGCTACATCTATATAAAAGAAGGAGAAAACAAAACATGAAAAAGAAACTGATTCTGGTTCTTATCGCTCTTCTTATGCTCGCGCTGCCCGTCGCCGCGCTGGCGGATACGGGTGGATCTGCAAACGCGCTCGACATCCTGATCGAGAACGCCGTGAACATCGCCGCGGCGTTTTTTATTGCGCTGATCGGCGTGGTCGGCGCGTGGCTGACCGCGAAACTTGGCAAGGCGACGCAGCTGGATACCGTGAACCGCGCGCAGCAGGAGCTGATCAAGCTGGCACAGATCACGGTCGGCGAACTGAAGCAGACTGTCGTGGATGGCATGAAGGCAGCACACACTGATGGAAAATTGACGAAGGAAGAGATCGCGCAGCTCGGTCAACTGCTTTTTGAGAAGACCGCCGCAAAACTCTCCGCATCCGCGATGGACGTGCTGACGGCTGCGCAGGTTGATATTTCCGCGCTAATTACGGGCACAGCGGAACATCTGATCGGGCAGATGAAGGAGGATTAATCCATGGAGGAACATGGAGCGGTTCTCCGCTTGCCGCGTATGAGAACGTTGACGGAAGCGTATGCGTGCATCAAGGAAGCGGATCCAGAGACCGCGTTTACCGCCAACTATGTGCGCTGTCTGATTGTTACGGGCACAATACCGCGAATGAAGTGCGGCAAGAAGTATCTGGTTGACGTTGATTTGCTCATTGAGCACTTGAGAAAAGTTGCTCAGGGAAACGCCTGATATTTCTTCGGTAAACATCAAAGATATGACTTGATAGTCGGTTCGACTATGCCATGGTAGCGGTGACTGGTGCGATATCCACTGTAAATAACAAAAACACCCGCGCACTCAAGATTGGGTATAAGCGCAAGAGCGAGGCATATTACACGGATACGACGTTCACGCTACCCACGTATACTGTCAACGGCAATTATCGTATCGGGGGCAGCCTTTCAAACCAATACACCTACGATATCCGTGTCACGCTCGGTGACTATTTCGGTGAAGCGTATGGGTATATCGATCTTAGCTCGGCGGAGGTAATTCTTTCTGTGCGCAGCACCGGTATGGGATTGGCTGTCGGTAAAGTTGCGGAGGAAGACAGCTTTGATGTTGGTTGGCCGGCGCGGTTTCGTGAAAATGTGCAGTTTTATGATACAGTAACGTTTTCCAGCGTCTTGTGGCTGGCGAACTTGATCTTTCCGGTCGGTAGCATCCGCATGACGGTTTCCGCCGCAGATGAGAGCACGTTCCTCGGAGGAACATGGGTTCGTTGGGGAATGGGGCGAGTACCGGTGGGTGTGAATACCTCGGACACCAACTTTAACGCCGTGGAGAAGACAGGCGGCGCGAACATGCATGCACTGGTGACGGCGGAGTTGCCATCGCACAATCACTCATTTAGCGGCTCCGTGACGATCAACGCGAATGGCTCGCATACCCATCAGGCATCGTCGGGATCGTATAAGGTTGGAAGCGGGTCAGCTTCTACTTATTACTATATGACCAACGGTGGGAGCACGAGCGGACAAACGACTGGTTCCGGGGGCTCGCACGATCATACTGGCTCAGTGTCCGGATCTGTCGGATATAACGGCAGTGGTTCGGCGCATAACAACCTGCAACCCTATATCACATGCTACTTCTGGAAAAGAACGGCATAAGGAGAAAAAAGAATATGGAATTTACACACAATTTGAAGAAGGGCACGTCCGGCGAGGACGTGCTTTTTTGTAAGCAAAAGCTCTTGGAACTAGGTTTCTATGGCGATCACATCACGACGGTGACCAGGAAAACGTTCGGCGCAGACACGCTGGAGGCTGTGAAGCGATTCCAGGCCCAAGCCGCACTGGCCGTCGATGGAGTGATCGGGAAGGAAACGTGGGCGGCTCTGATTGACGGCACAATTACGGAAACGGAGCCGGTCAAGAAAGATACGGTATCGGACAAGTCAAAGGCGATCTGCGCGCTGGCGCTAACCCGTATCGGCGATCTCTATGTCTGGGGCGCATCCGCGCTAACCGATCTTTCCGACACGAAGATCAGAGCAATGGATGAGGAATTCGCACGCGCGATCACCTTCCGCGAGAGCCAGTACAAAGCTGGATTCGCCGACCTCATGGCGCATGATTGTTCTGGCTTTCTTTCCTGGCTCATGCGTGAGGCTGGCATTTGGGACGATCGTAAGAATTGCGATGGGCTCTGGGCGCTGTGTGACGCCGTTGCGCGAAATGAGCTGATTGCTGGTGACTTTTTGTTCCGAAACAGCACCACGAATGCTAATGACGAAACGCATGTTGGCCTTTATCTCGGCCGCGGCATGGTCATCCATGCAAAAGGCCGCGATGTTGGCGTTGTAGTGGAAGGAATCAATCATGGCGGCAGCGGCTATTGGCATAAGTGCGGCCGCTGCAAGCTTCTATATAAATGAAACGGAGAGGTACGGATATGGAATACATCGGTGAAATCATATCGGGAGTGTTCGCCTTGCTAGTCGTATGGCTACAAGTGCGAATGACGCGCGATCGAAAACAGATGGAGAAACGCGCCGCTATTCGCGCAAAGGAATCGAAGCTCGCCATGAAGATGCAGGATGCGAGCCTGTCGCTTTCGCTTGCGACCTGTATCGCGGTTGAACGCGGTGAAACCAATGGCGAGATGAAGACCGCGCGCGACAAAGCGAAAACCGCGCAAGAAGAATATGAAGATTTTGTCCACGAGCTTGCCTCGGAGCAGGCTACATCAATATAAAAGAAGGAGAAAGAACATGAAAAAGAAACTGGTAATCATACTGATCGCATTGCTGATGCTCACGCTGCCCGCCTTCGCGCTGGCGGATACTGGCGGAACCGTAGACGCAACCGTCGCTGAGATACTGATTGAGAACGCCGTGAACATCGCCGCGGCGTTTTTTATTGCACTGATCGGCGTGTTTGGAGCTTGGCTTACCGCAAAGCTCGGTAAGGCGACGCAGCTGGACACTGTGAACCGCGCGCAGCAAGAGCTGATCAAACTTGCCCAGATCACGGTCGGCGAATTGAAGCAGACGGTTGTAGACGGCATGAAGGCCGCGCACACGGACGGCAAGCTGACCAAGGAAGAGATCGCACAACTCGGTCAATTGCTCTATGACAAGACTACGGCGAAACTTTCTGCATCTGCGATGGACGTGCTGACTGCCGCGCAGGTCGATATCTCTGCGCTGATCACCGGTACGGCGGAGCACCTAATCGGTCAAATGAAGGAGGATTAGTCCATGGAGGAACATGGAGCGGTTCTCCGTTTGCCGCGGATGAGAACATTGACGGAAGCGTACGCGTGCATTAAAGAAGCGGATCCAGAAACCGCGTTTACTGCCAACTATGTGCGCTGCCTGATTGTTTCGGGCGCAATACCGCGCATGAAGTGCGGCAAGAAATATCTGGTCGATGTTGATTTACTCATTGAGCACCTGAGAAAAGTTGCTCGGGGTAACGGCTGATATTTCTTCGGTAAACATCAAAAGTAATACTTGCAGACTGTCCGAAAACTACAGGGGAATCTGGTATAAGAGCGCGATATGTGGTATAATTAACATATAAGAACCACAACGGAGGGTGCTTGAATGGGATATATACAAGGAGCTGATCGTAATCAGACAATCCTACTTCCCGACACTCTCGATGACTATGTTGATGCGGACAATGAAGTACGCGCAATCGATGCGTTTATAGGCTCACTAGATGTGGGCGCTATGGGGTTTAAAGCGGAGCCGGCGAAGGAAGGTCGGCCAGGTTATGATCCGTGTGACATGTTGAAGTTGTATATGTATGGATATTTGAATCACATTCGTTCCTCCAGGCGCCTCCAGAAGGAGGCCGCGAGGAATGTGGAATTGATGTGGTTGCTCAAAAAAATAGCGCCAGACTTTCGTTGCATTGCTGACTTCAGGAAAGACAACGCGAAGGCAATAAAAGAAGTATTTAAGGCATTTGTGAAGCTATGTAATGCGGCGGGACTGCTTTCACATGAATCAGTGGTGATTGACGGCTCAAAGTTTCGTGCCGTAAACGCGGATAACAAGAGCTATGTCAGCAGCAATGCGACGAAAGTTCTTCTGGATGTTGAGGAGAAGATCAATCAATACATGAAAGAACTGGATGAAATTGATAGCGCTGAATCAAAGGCGGGAGCGCTGACAAAAGAAGACATCACTGGGGTGTTGGATTATTTGGAGCGTAGAAAAGCGCAGCTGACAGAAGCGTTAGCGCAGATGGAAAGCAGCGGGGAGAACCATATCTGCACTACAGATCCTGAATGCCGGGTTATGAAATCGAGAGATGGGCTTCGTCCTTGTTATAATGTACAAACGGCAGTAGAATCGAAAAATCATCTTATTGTTCATTATGACGTTACGAATGAATGTGTTGACTGGAATCTGCTTGAGGCAGGGATAAACGGAGCAAAAACCACGTTGGAAGTTGAGAACCTTGAAGGGATTGCGGACAGAGGCTACAGTAACAGCGATGAAATTTTGGAATGCCTGTTAAACGGAGATACACCTACTACGCACCCTAACAAAGGGGAAAAGAGCAGGATTTTCAGATTTCAAAAGATTGATGCGGAAATAACAGAGGAAATGCTTGCAGCCAAAGACAAAGAAACGCTAAAGCGATGCATTTCAGCCGGAGTGCTGCCTACGGTGTTTCAGCGTGACGATATTGAAATGGAGACTTTTAAAAGACGAGAGGCAGGGACAGGGCTATATCTGGACAAAGAAACCGGGGAACTGGTGTCTTATACAGAGATGAAGGCTAAGGGTGGATTAGAGCAAGAAAATTTAGATGTTAAAAGAGAAGCGCCCATAAAACCGTATTTTGAACGTGACGTCATTAAGGATATTGTGATCTGCCCGATGGGGCAAACTTTGTTTTATGCCGGACCAGGTCAGCCAAATGGAAAGAAAGATCCCTCTATTCGCAGATACCATCGATTGTCAGTATGCGCCAAATGCCAGAATAAGTGTACATTGGCGAAAAAGCGGCTGATTTCATTTAAAGAAGGCGAAATCCGAAAAGATGAGTCCTTTTATGACAAAGCCCGAAAAGGCAGGATATTCCGGAGGGCAAATCATAGCTTCAAGCCCATTAAGCTTGATGAAGGCGAAAGCTCCTGGACCGAATGGGTGATAATACGTTTCTATCCAAACCAGCAACATTTGCGGAAGCGAAATACTGTGGTTGAACATCCATATGGGACGGTAAAGAGATGGCACGGAGCGGGTTACTTGCTGACGAAGGGAAGGCTAAAAGTAGCCGCTGAAACAGGGCTTTCGTTCCTTGCATATGATTTTCGAAGAGCGATCAATCTGCTCGGAACAAAGAGAGTAATGGATGAGATCATGGCCTAAACCAGGCTTTTTTTATTGCCCCAATGTCAATTTCTATCGATTGTCAGAGATAAACGATCTGTAATGAAAACTATTTAAGCTTTTATTGCATGTTTTCGGACGATCTCCTTGATAGTCGGTTCGACTAGAGCGAACATACAGACTACGAAACGAAGGGAGGATGCAAAGTGGCAACTATACTAGAACGAAACGGCGGCTACATGATCATGGTCAGCGAGGGGTACGGCCTCAATGGACGGCAAAAACGCAAAACCATGACATGGAGACCCGATCCCGGCATGACGAAACGGCAGATTAAAGAAGCGCTGAACACACAAGCGGTGCTGTTCGAACGCAGGGTGCGCACGGGTCAGGTGCTGGATGGACATGTGACGTTTGCGGAATTCGTCGAACGTTGGAAACGCGACTACGCTGAACCGAATCTCGCGCCTAAGACGCTCGTTCGATATGAGGAACTGCTCAGGCGCATCCTCCCTGCGATCGGGTATATCCGGCTGGACAAGCTTCAGCCACATCATCTGATGGCGTTCTACGCCAGTCTGCAGAATACGGAAAATCAAAGCGGCGTGTCGTTTAAGGCGACACCCCGCTTGCTTTCTATGTTTCAAAAATCTGGCATGACGCGACAGGCATTAGCGGATGAAGCGGAGTGCCATGTAAACACGATGTACCGCCTGATTCGGGGACAGGGTGTTGACATTCGCATTGCACAGGCTGCCTGCGATATTCTTGGCGTTTGCTTCGAGGAAGGCATTGAATCGACAAAGCCGGTGCATCAGCTAGCAGGGAAGACGATCAACCACCATCACCGGCTAATTTCGTCAATCCTTAACCAGGCTGTATTCTGGCAGGTAATTCCTGACAATCCGACGCGTCGTGTCAAGCCGCCGAAGTTCGAACGCAAGGAAGCGAAATACCTGGATGAAGAGCAGACGGCGACTCTTCTGCGTTTACTCGATAATGAACCATACCAAAACCAGGTGATGATTCGGTTTTTCCTGCTCAGCGGTGTACGTCGCGGAGAACTTTGCGGCCTTGAATGGAAAGATATCGACTTCAAGAGCAGCATGATCACGGTATGCCGAACATCGCAATACTTGCCTGAGAAGGGCGTCTTTACAAAAGGCACCAAGACGGATTCCTCGGTTCGCTCGATCAAACTGCCGGAGCAGGCGTTTGAACTGTTAAAGGAGCATCGTAAATGGCAGCGCAAGAAACGCATTGCGATGGGTGATCGCTGGGTTGACAGTGACCGAATTTTTGTGCAGGACAACGGTACACCGGTCCACCCGGACAGCATTACGGGTTGGTTCCACGATTTCATTTCGCGGACTGATCTACCGCGAATCTCGATTCATTCCTTGCGGCATACGAACATTACATTGCTGCTCGCGGCGGGAATTCCGTTGAAGACGGTGAGCTACAGGGCTGGACACGCACAGACGTCGACCACTGCGAACATCTACTCCCATGCAATCAGGACGGCGGATGAAAAGGCGGCGGAGGTGCTAGATGGGATACTTATTTCAAACAAGTAAAACAGACATTGACGATTCTCGTAGCCGAGCTTTACAATAGAACAAATGGTGAGTTAGTACACGTCCTAATTCGAAATCCTTCCTTTTTCTATTGCTGGATAGCATAAACCTATTACTATTAGAGAATGTTCGTTAAATAACAAACGACAGTTAAGGATAAACTATGTACACTAAAGGCTGCTAGTATAGGACCAGAATGGGATGGAGGCACTAAATGTATATATATAAAATCGAGATCGAGAATTTCAGGAACCTTGAGATGTTTTCATGGAAGCCAAATTCAGGTGTAAATCTACTCTTCGGCCACAATGGATGTGGAAAAACAAATCTTGCTGAGGCAATCTCACTTGTTTTTTCCACCAATAATTTCGAAACATATTTTGATCCTTCTGATTTCTACTTGGGGGATACAACAAAGCAAATAAGAATTAGAATTTGGCTTGATGATTTCGATGTATTACCTATTGCCATCTCAGAGCACTTGCAGCATGTTAATGAAAATGATGAGTTTATCCCTGACGATGCATACGAAAACTGCAGGGCTTTTTTAATTTATCAGCTTGAAAGCGGAATTGACCGAGTAATGGAATGGCGATTTTTTCAGCAAACGCAACCCTCTTTCTGTAAGGTTCAGGAAAGAAAAGCTGTAAATTTTATACTTATCGATGCCAACAGACAACCGACTAAAGAAGTTGGCCTTCAAACGAGAAGCACATTTTATAAAATGGCTAAAGGCGCAATAGGTCCTGAACTAGAGAGGATTTCTCAAGAGCTTGTGCGTTTTGCGGAAAAAGAACTATCTCAGTCAAAAGTCATAAGTGAGTATCTTGATACCTTAAAGATGCTTGGGGAAGTCGATCTAATTGATAAATTTGAGCTGCTGCTAAAAAACCCAGATTCGTCATGGACATCATCTGGATATGAGCTTGGAACATCTGTTGGTAATGCGAAATTTAGTTTCGAAAGACAATCAAAAGGAATACAGAACCTTTTTCTATTGTTACTTATGAAGAAACGTCTTGAAGGATCTGCGATCGTTTTTATTGAAGAGTTGGAACAGAATTTGGAACCTAAATATCAAAGATACATAATTGAAGAATATAAAAGCCTAGCCGTCGGTCAGCTATTTATCACTAGTCACTCACCCGATGCGATAAGTCATTTTGATTATAAGTCTATAAATAATTTCACCCATAAAGAAGCAATTAATTTGCAGACAGAGCTAGAAAAAGTAGAGTTAAAGGAAATACATAGAGCGAATAAGAAAGAGTTTATTTCAGCATTAATGTCCGCAACTATTCTTCTTGTTGAGGGTGATTCTGAATATGAATCCTTCCCAATCTATTCTTACCATTGTGGGAAGATTTTTAGTGTACATGATATTGAAATTGTTCGGGTTGGAGGGAAAGGCAAGTTTGAAAAATACATCAATATTTTCAAGAAATTTGGCAAAACCGTTTATGTTCTAATTGATAATGATCCTGATTCTACAAGGAAAATCAAAGATATTAGTAAAATTGCTGATGTGATATTTGTGTCTCAAAACAGCTATGAAGATTTAATTTTTCCGTACATCACAATAATTGCAGACAAGCTAGTGGATTGGCTACACTAAACTGTACAGAAAAGATAAGGTAGTGGTATTCTCTTGAAGAAGAAAGAAGGAGAAAGCCATGACCGAAAAACGAGCAAGAAGAACGTTCAGTGAAGAGCAAAAGAAACAGCTGGTTGAACTGTTCAACCACGGCAAGCCCAGAAGCGAAATCATCCGGGAGTACGACCTGACGGGCTCTGCCTTTGACAGATGGGTCAAGCGCATCAACGCAACGGGTTCCAGCCACGAGAAAGACAACCGAACCATCGAAGAACAGGAGTTGATCAAACTTCGTAAGGAAAATCAGCAGCTGCGAATGGAGAATGACGTTTTAAAGCAAGCGGCGCTGATATTCGCACGAAAGTAATTGTGATCAAAGCCAATGCCCGCAAATACTCAATATCAGCGCTGTGCAGATGTCTAGGCATTGCACGGAGCACCTATTATTACGAATGCCATGATCCTCGAGATGAAAGCTCCTTGGAAGAAGCGATTCAAGCGGCATACGACGAGAATCGTCGCGTATACGGTCAGCGAAAGCTGAAGCGTGTGTTATTCCGGAAAGGCTGGACGGTTTCACGTCGCCGCATCGGACGAATCATGGCGAAACGTGGCCTGGTTTCGGCCTATACTCGTAAGAAATATCGAGCGCATTCATCAAAGAGTAACGAGGCCGCCATTCCCAACCTTCTGGCCAGAGATTTTAACAATCAGGCTCCAGGAGCCTGTGTCGTGAGCGATTTGACCTATGTCCGTGTAGGAACAAGATGGGCGTATGTCTGCATCCTGCTTGAGCTTGGAGCTCGGGAGATCATCGGACAAAGCGCAGGCGCAAATAAAAACGCCGAGCTGGTACACAAGGCGTTCTCAACGGTGAAGGGAAATCTGTTCGATATCCAGATGTTTCACACGGACCGTGGCAGCGAGTTCGATAATATGTTGATCGACGAATTGCTAGACAGTTTCCAGATTAATCGCTCGCTGAGCATGAAAGGGTGTCCATACGACAACGCTGTAGCCGAATCAACCTTCAAAATGATCAAGGCAGAATTCGTTTACTCGCGCCGCTTTGAAACGCTTGAGCAGCTCCAGCTGGAGCTGCTGGATTATGTTCATTGGTTCAACAACATCCGTTTACACGGAACACTTGGATACTTGTCACCAGCAGAGTTTAAGAGATCCCGTACCTTATAAAATCTGTCCGACTTACTGTTGACAATCCACCTTTCAAGAGTATTATCGGTATAAATGTAAAAAAGACCTTATTGATATACTGTCGCAAATACGAAATGGGCAAACTCCGGATTATGCTGGCCTAGTGAATGGAAAATTCATTACTTGTAAAGCCCGATGTGAAAGTAATTGGCAAGTTCTCAAAGGCAAATCGCATAAAGCCCAATGCACTTCATTTGCATCAGCTATTTTATATTCAACAATTGATGTAATCAGAGTGTTGCTAAAGCAGAAAAAATCAGTTGCAATCTTATGCAGACATAATAATGTCGCCAATAAATTAGCAGAAGTTTTTTTTGAAAAAAATTTTCATCCTCGTTCCGTTTCGGATGCGTCTGATATGACTCAAATTAGCAAATATTTTAAGCGATTGTTTCAACCAATTCAGCTCAAACAAAAAGTGGGTTTAATATTAGTCACTGCTGCTTTATGTACTACGAATAAGAAACTTGAAGGTGAGAACGCGGAGTCCTTACTAATTTTGGATGGCAAAGCGCTTTCACAGAAACGCAAGCCTCTATTAAAACAGATATATGCAATTTTAGAACCATATTTTGACAAGATCGATATAGAAAGTTGCTTGCAAGTATTATTAAAGATTATTGAACTATTAAAAAAATCTGAAAACATAGAATTAAATTTCAGCCGCTATAGATTTGTCGAGCATTGCTTGAGAATCCAGGATATCACTCCCGTGCTAGTTGACAATATACTAATGCAACGACAGTATATTGATTCCTTTACAAATATAAGCCCAGGCTTGTATGTCACTACTGTTCATCAATCGAAAGGAAAGGAATTTGACTGTGTGTTTGTTGTAGATATTGATGAGATTGCAAAGGAACCCAATTTACTGTATGTTGCAAATTCCCGTATGAAAGACAAGCTATACCCTGTGAAAATATGCTATACGGGAGTTCAATATAAGATGTAGATTACTGATGGGGGCGTGTGAATATCGGACAGAATATTTGAAAGTAAAGCTGTGGCAATGACCGGAAAACCGAATACATATCATCGTATCAAACATGATGTTGAGCATATCGAAAGCCGTAAAATGAAAGAACGCAGAAACCGGGAGGTTTGCTTTTTTTATCGCGAAGGGGTCTTCATCGAATGGACAATCGCTGCTCATGATAAAGTTCTGATGATGAACGGTAATTGAACGGGTAGTAACTTTTGATAATCGGGAATGATCTCGAACCACTCAACATCCCAATAAACAACAAATAAACATCAGCTAGTAGGTTTTGGGGCGATTATGTGATCGAGAATGATTCTCAAGATACGCAAAAACCGCCCGAATTGGGCGGTTTTTTACTGGTTGCGGGGATTGGACTTGAACCAATGACCTCCGGGTTATGAGCGCGTACTTATACGAAATATCATTATGGATATACGATGATAATGGAAGATAATCGCCGATGTTTGCGGATAATCAAAAATGTATTTTTGATGATTATTAACGATTATAAGCCGTTATTGATGGCGACAAACATCAAATAAACATCAGGCAGTAGGTTTCATTTTCACATTATCATTAGATCAATGGGATGGTTCGAGTCCAACAAAAGTTGGCGGCTAAATCCTCACGACGTGATACAATCGCGTAATAATTTCGGATGGGTACAGCGAGGCACAAATAACTCATTATATATTTCTCATGGTTTGGATAGGAATCATTGAAGAACGTGCCATACCTAGAGAGTTCGAACACGATGTTTTTAAACGAACTACTCAAGGTTCTGCATAAACTAATTTATAAGGGGATACAGCGTAGCCCCCAAAAGCGGAACCGGATTTTGGGGTTTTTGAGTATGGAAACGATAGGTCAAAATAGAGTCCGGATAGTTTCTATAGCTCAACTCTTGTTGAGCAAATGGACTGATTTTTTTTCAAGACATTGCACTATTTGATTTGGTTTTTTATTGACATTTTCAATTAGCTATATTAGCCTAAAGCCTATAAACACTGTAAATTTTATCGAGACGTTCAATTCTCTTGACTGTACCAAATGACTTTCATCTTACCATGAAATAATCAATCTTTCACCAGCTGGATTGCGAATCATGATCTGTAATAAATCAAGTATTTAGATATAAGAAAGGCGTAGTACTATGTCATCACGCGTGAGATTTCCGGTGTATCACGGAGAAAAGCCATATGCTTTCATCAGCTATGCGCACGTTGACAGTGCAAGGGCCTTGCCGATTGCAGAGGAGCTCTACCGGCGGCATTACCGCGTTTGGTATGATGAAGGCATAGAAGCCGGCGCACACTGGGCGGATTTTATCGCGGAACATCTGGAAGGGGCTGCCATTGTTCTGTACTTCCCATCCGAACATTTTAACAGCAATCGCAATTGTGAGCGGGAAGTCAATTACGCTGTTGAAGCGAAGAAGGACATGGCTTGCGTGCATCTGGACGACGCGCAGCTACCGCCGGGGCTAAAGATGCAGTTTTCAACCGCAAAAAGCGTTCGGGCAAGCGAGGATCCAGTGGAGACCGCGAACCACCTGATTCAAAGCGGTGCGCTGCGGGAAGAACTCATAGGCGACGGCAAAGAGGGTTATGACCCGAAGAAAATCGACCCCACTGGCGGCAGAAAATTTGCTCGCGTGATTGGCGGTCTCTTGGTGGCTTTGGTTCTGTGCCTTGGCACCACGCTGTTCGGCTATACGCGCGGATGGTTTGGCGATCATTCCGGCCTGTCCTATAAAAAGATAGTCGTGCCGAAGCAGGATGGCAACGCAGATACAAGCGAGGTAGAGGTTACCACTTGGACGAGCCCGATGATGCGGGATCTGCTCATTTCGCAGACTAGCGGCGAGGCGCTGTATTGCTGCGGCAATACGTTTGTGACGGCACGCAGCGCGATTGACTATCAAAAAGGGATGTTTTTGGTTGGCGATACCGCTGTTTCGCGAGGCGACATCAGTGACCTAAAAGCGGTTTCAGCGCTGACTAATCTGGTGGAGCTGTCGCTCTGTTATGAGAGCATCACCGATGTATCCGCACTCATCGCGCTTACGAAGCTGACTTACCTCGATCTATCGGGAAACCGGGTGACGGACATTTCCGGGCTGTCGCAGATGAAACAGTTGGCGACGCTCAACTTGTCTCACACCGGGGTCACGGACCTAACGCCCGTGCTTTCGATGACGGGACTGAAAAGACTCTATATCAGCTATGATATGGCTCCATACGCCGCGTCGGTTTTGTCCGGCAACTTTGATTTAATCGTAACCGAGTGA